AGTTTTGATAATATGGGCGGTCTACCCGGTGTAACTGGTACAGCTATGACTGCACTAGGGCTAGTTACAGGTAAACCTATTCCAGCAGAGGCTGTAGTAACTCTTCAAAGACCTGATACAGGACTTTCAAACGGTATAGATAAATTTAGTGTAACAGGTACAGCATATAATAACTTTAAGTCAATAGCAGAAAAACACGGGTATAATTCACGTCAAGCAGAAAAAGCTATGCAAGAAATGCGGTATGACGCTAAAGTTATAGAAGCACAAAAGGCTGCAGAAGAGGTTAGAGAAGCAGAAAAAAGAGTTACTATTAGAGGCTCCGATGAATCTTACGACTCTTCAGCAAGTGGTGCTGGGTTAGAATCTAGTGTACGTGGCTCTTCATCTCCGGGTGGTACAGGCGGTACTGTTACTACAAAGACTGGTACTACGGGCCAAGGTAGACAGGATTATACTGGTGGCACACAAGGCTTTGATAACCCTAGTGGAGATAGTGAAAACAATTCTTCATCCAGTTCTTCATCTAGTGGAAGTTATGATTCTAGTCAAGATACATCTTCTGAAGGAGCGTATGAAGACGATGATATGTATAGTAAAGGCGGCTCTGTATCTAAACAGATGAAGCGAAGTGGACTAGCTTCTAAATAATAAGTCCACATAAACTGGCTACTCACTCCCCATCCCCGACAGGTTGGCTACGGTGGCCCCAGTAAGGATACTGAAATGAACGATACAATACTAGCAGAAGAAATGCAAACACCTAAGAAGGCTGCATTTGTAGACAAACCCTACTCACAAGAAGAGCGTAGGAAACGTGATGAAGAAGAACTGGAACAGCTACTAAAAGAACAAGCTGGTGAAGGTGAAGAAGCAAAAGAAGAAGAAGTAGAGGCAGAGCCTACTAACGCAGAAGAGAAGACATTTAAAAAGCGTTACTCTGACCTACGTAGACATCAGCAGAAACAAGCTGAAGAGTTTAAAACAGAACTAGCTGCACTCAAGACGCAACTAGAACAAGCTACTAAGAAAGAAATGAAACTGCCAAAGTCAGATGAAGACATTGAGCAGTGGGCATCAGACTATCCAGACGTTGCCGCCATCGTTGAAACAATCGCTATGAAGAAAGCAGCAGAGCAATCTTCTGCACTTGAAGAGCGAATGAAAGCAATAGATGAGTTACAAAATAGTGCCTCAAAAGAAAAGGCTGAAGCAGCGTTGATGCAACTTCACCCAGACTTTGATGAAATTCGTGACAGTGATGACTTCCATGAATGGGCAGACGAACAACCTAAATGGGTGCAGGACGCACTTTACGAGAATGATAATGACGCACGTTCAGCCGCAAGAGCAATTGACCTCTATAAAGCAGATAGAGGTATCAGCAAAGAAACTAAGAGCAAGAGTGGTAAGGATGCTGCTAAAGCGGTTGGAACGAAGAATAGTAGGTCTAAGCCGCAGAGTGACGAGTCTGTTACCTACCTAAAAGAGTCACAAGTACAGAAGATGTCTCCTCAAGAATATGAGAAGAACTCTGACGAAATTATGGAAGCTATCCGTTCAGGAAAGTTTATCTATGATATTTCTGGTTCTGCCAGATAAATAATGCTTGACAGATAGTTATTTTTAAGTATAACTATAGTCAGTATCGGTGTAGGCATTCAGCGCAGTTTGTCTACACCAAACCGCAAACATAACAATAGTCTACGGATTACCTAATAAGCATGGCCTGTTGAACAGTAGGGCGGCCACCTTACTACGATACACACCCAAGTAAATTAGCCTCTGAATATCTTTGTATAGTTTGCATCTGTCCCAAAAAAGCTAACTAACAGGAGTTGAAAAATGGCTTTTACTTCAGCTGCTGGCTATGGAAACCTGCCTAACGGCAATTTCTCGCCAGTCATTTACTCCAAACAGGTGCAACTTGCTTTCCGCAAGGCCGCTGTTTGTGAGGCAATCACTAATTCTGATTACTTCGGTGAAATCGCCGCAATGGGTGATTCAGTTAAAATCATCAAGGAACCAGAAATCACAGTTAAGGCATATGAGCGTGGTACAACAATCACTCCTCAAGACCTTGATGACGAAGATTTTTCATTGACCATTGACAAAGCAAACTACTTTGCATTTAAAGTTGATGACATTGAAGAAGCACACTCACACGTTAACTTCCAGTCTCTAGCATCTGACCGTGCTGCATACCGCCTAGCTGACCAGTTTGACCAAGATGTTCTTGGCTACTTGGCTGGTTACAAGCAGTCTGCAATCGGTTCTGTTGGTGATACAGTTAACGATGTAATCAATGGCACAAACGCTGTTGGTTCTGCAACTGACGAACTACTTGCATCAATGAAGTTGGACGCATCTGACTTTAACAGTGGTTCAGCAGGTGACGCAATTGCAATCCTTCCACGTACTGGTTCAGGTGCTGCACCTACAGATGCTGGTGATGCAAACCCACTTCAGGTCATTGCTCGTATGTCTCGTCTGCTCGACCAGCAGAATGTTGACACACAGGGCCGTTGGCTTGTTCTTGACCCAGTGTTCATTGAAGTACTGAAAGACGAAGATTCTCGTCTGTTCAACACTGACTTCGGTGGTTCAGGTCTAATGAATGGCGTTGTTTCAAACAACATTCATGGGTTCACTGTGTACACCTCTAACAACCTACCACAAGTTGGTTCTGGTTCTTCCTTCGCAGGAGCAAACAGTTCTTCTAACTTTGGTGTGATTGTTGCAGGTCACTCATCTGCTGTTGCAACTGCAGAGCAGATTAACAAAACAGAAACATACCGTGACCCTGACAGCTTTGCTGACATTGTTCGTGGGATGCATTTGTACGGCCGCAAGATTCTTCGTCCAGAAGCACTTGTCAACGCCGCTTACCACTTAGCATAGGGGAGAATAGAAAATGGCAGCAACAACAACTGCGTTGGCAGCAACCAATACTACTCATGGCCCTAGCTATGGTGTTAGTTCACGAGCAAAGCCGTACTTAGTTGAACAGACAATCAACTTTGCAGACCAGAATATTGACGCTAATGGTAGTACCATTGAATGCGTTGACATTCCTGCAAACTGTATCTGCCTTTACGCAGGTATCGAAGTTGAGACAGCTTTGACTAATACAGCCAGTGATGCAACTGTAGACCTCGGCCTTTCAGGTGGAGATGCAGATTCATGGGTTGACGGGTTTGACATTGATGGAGCATCTGCTGGTACTTACGCAACAGTACTAGTAGCAACAGCTAATCCACAGGTTGTGGACGCAGCTACACCAATGAAGATGACCTTTGCGGGTACTGCAGGTACAATCAGCGCAGGTGTACTGCGTGTGTTTGCAGTAGTCATGCCTGTAGGTGGCTTGAATAAAGCTACTGACGTAGACCGTGACGCACTTGCTTAACTAATATGAGGGGGCAGGGCAACTTGCCCCTTCTTACTCTTTAGAGGATTTAATATGGCGTATGATTTTTTAGGACTAGTAAATGCTGTTAATAGACGGTTAAATGAAGTTGAGTTAACTTCTGCTAATTTTGCTAGTGCTACAGGATTTTACTCTCAAGCTAAAGATGCAGTCAATGCGTCTATTAGATACATAAATCAGTCAGAGTACTTCTGGCCTTTTAATCATACTACACAGGAACTAACGCTAACAGCTAACACAAGTCGTTACGCATTTCCTGTAGATACTAAAGTAATTAACTTTACAACTTTTCGTATTAAAGAAAACAGTACGCTAGGTAACTCTACAACACGCTTAACAGAAATAGCGTATGAGGATTACTTAGATAAGTATGTAGCACAAGAATATAATTCTACATCAGGTCAAGGGGTTCCTACTCAAGTAGCGCAATCTCCTGACCTAAAATTTATTATGACACCAGAGCCAGATAAAGCATATGAACTAGTATATGAGTATTATAGTTTTCCTACAGACTTATCTGCAGCAACGGATGTTTCTTCTATACCAGAACGCTTCCAACATATTATAGTTGATGGTGCCATGCACTATGGTTACTTGTTTAGAGGTAATACACAAGATGCTATGGTAGCAAAAGAAAAAGTAGATGAGGGTATTAAGCATATGCGTTCTATGTTAATCAACAGAACACCATACGTAAGGTCATTCATGCTTACAGGCAATACTGGTGGAGCAAGTTCAGGCTTCGGCATTTAGGGGCTATCACAATGGATGCATGGCAAACTTACCCAGTCGAGTTTCGTGGTGGTCTTGTAACTAATCTATCTCCGTTGCAGCAAGGTATCAATGCTCCGGGTAGTGCAAGAATACTACGTAACTTTGAACCATCCGTTGAGGGTGGTTATCGGCGTATTGAGGGGTATGACAAATACGACTCTGCTATCATACCGCCATATGGTGCGCCTGTAGTACATGGTGCCAGTCAGTCTGGTACTACATTAATACTGGCGGCTATACATACTACTCCTGTTGCAGGAGACACACTTACAATTGAGGGTGTAGCTAACACATACACAATTGCATCTGGTGGTGTTACATTTGATGCTACTAATAATAGGGCTACACTAACACTTACGGAGTCTTTAGATAGCAGTCCTGCAAATGCTGCTGCTGTTACGTTTACCAGCACCACTAATAAGTATTTAACTATTGGTGTAGCTGCATGGGAAGATAGCGCAATTGTATGCAGAAATGCAGACATATTTAAGTCAGGCGGTAGTGGGTATACTAAGATTAACGTACCTGACTACGGTACACCACTAGTTAATGGTGCTAGTCAGACAGGCTCTACACTAGCTATAGACGGTTTATTAACTGCACCACAAGCAGGTGACGTATTTAAAATAGCAGGTGTAGACTTAGTATATAGTATTACTGCTAACGCTACAGTAACATCAGGCGGTACTACACTAGCTATTAATCCGGCTCTTGCTAGTAGTCCTGCTGACGATGCGGTAATTACTTTCTTATCTACTAGCAGAGAGGCTGCTTCTAAGACAAGATTTTCTAAGTACAACTTTAATGGTACTGAAAAGATTGCAATAACAGATGGTTTAAACAAACCTGCTATATACGACAACGCTACTTTTAGTGTTATATTAAACGCACCAACGGATGTTATTGGTGCATCTTATGTAGCTAATGTAAAGAACCATTTATTCTTTGCTAAAGGTTCTAATCTTACTTTTACTGCACCGTACACAGATACAGATTTTACTGCGGCTAATGGTTCTGGTGTAATCAATGTGGGCGGTGTTATTACTGCATTGGCTGTATTTAGACAGCAGTTGATTATCTTTACAGAGTCTAGCATACATCAGCTAACTGGTAATACTATTGCAGACTTTACCTTACAGCCAGTGACTATGGACATAGGTTGTATTGATTCCGATACAGTACAAGAGATAGCTGGTGACGTTATGTTCCTTGGTCCTGATGGACTAAGACTACTAAGTGGTACAGATAGAATTGGTGACTTTGGATTAGCATCTGTATCTAAAAGTATCCAGAGTGTTATGACAGGTTTTGTTTCCTCTAACACTGCATTTACTAGCTGTGTCATACGAGAGAAATCACAGTACAGAGTATTTGGTTATAATAATAACATTACTCAGGAAAATGCTCAAGGCGTACTAGCCACACAGTTTGCCCCACAAGGCGGTGAGGGTATGGCATGGGCAGAGACTAGAGGTATACGTGCCTACGTAGCAGACAGTAACTACAATCAAAATGTAGAGTATGTATTCTTCGCTAATGATGATGGTTACTTGTACCAGATGGAGAGTGGTAATTCTTTTGACGGTACTAATATACAAACAACATTTGCTACACCACATTTACCTATATCTGACCCTCGTAAACGTAAGACGTTTTATAAATTGTTTTTATATACAGACCCACAAGGTAGTGTAGCTTTTGACGTTAGCTTAAAGTTAGACTTTGATAGTCAGGGTACAATACAACCACCGCCTATTAATATCTTAAATACGCAAGGTACTGTAGGATTTTTTGGTACTGGTATATTTGGTGTAACACGTTTTGGTACAAAGCTATTAAAATTGTTTCAAACTCAAGTTGTTGGTTCTGGTACTACGGTATCCTTTCAGTTTGAATCTAATGATGATAACCCCCCATACTCTATAGATGCGCTTACAGTCGAGTATGGATTAAACGACAGAAGGTAAAAAATATGGGACAAGGTTACGTTAGAAACGATACTATTAATAATATCGCTGATGGTAACATTATTAATGCATCTGACTTTGATGGTGAATATGATGCCATTGAAGCGGCATTTAATAGTAGTAGTGGACACACACATGATGGTACTGCTGGTGAAGGTGGTGTCGTTACTGTACTTGGTCCTGCTCAAGACTTCGTTGCTACAACAACTGAGATAAAGCCTAAAGCTAATAATACATTAGACATTGGTACATCAGCACTACAGTTTAAAGATTTGTTTTTAGACGGTACAGCAAATGTAGATGGCCTAGCCATGCCTACTACTACTGTTACAGACATCTTAGATGAAGATAATATGTCTACCGATAGTGCTACAGCTTTAGCTACACAGCAGTCTATTAAAGCCTACGTAGACACTGCCGTTGGCGGTGCAAACGAACTAAGTGAAATA